ATTGACTCCATGAAAGTAGTCATGTCCACACGACTCGCGGAAAGGGCCTTCTGAGAAGGATTTGTCGCCATTGACAATAAAACCTAGCATCTCCAGAAGACGACACAGAGGTCGAAACATTGCTGTTTCAACAATAATATCGTCACCGAAGACGCCATAATTGCCAAGATGGTCACCAAAAGGGTGATCAATCGGAATATCGAAATTCCGATAGACGGCAAGTACAGCACACGTAAATAAAATAGTCTGAATAGGAAATGTAAAACCATTTCCCATCGTCGACACCATATGTAAGTCCAGCTTCTTTCCATTATAGAAAGTAGCTTTACATCTCAACTTCATGAGTATCTTAAATAGATCATCAGGAAGGACCTCCCTTAATAGAGAGACCGAGATGGTATCGCTAGCTGAGGAGAGATCGATCGTTGCGAAACGACCGTTCTCCGACCCCAGTTTAGCAAGAGATCGATTTTTATCTGGCTGTGTAGCCAGATCGATCCCAGAGAAGAGTTTTAATCTCTTCTCCAGCAGCGAGCCTAACCCAAGCTGATAATACATATTCAGCGAGGGTTCGGTACATATGGAACGCATGATGTCCCTATTCTTGGGAACGAACGATAACTTGCTACCTTCAACCAAATCAGGACACCCGTACTGTTCTAACCGCAAATTAAGCGCGGCAGTCCAACGGGCATCATGCTGATGGAAGTACTGGAAGTACTTGGGTAGAAAATCATTTGTAGTTGACCCGCGCGACGAGAACAGCTTGCTATAGCTGTCAACGCCGGTGGTACAGAGAGAAGACCCTGGACCGTTTCGAGCTTCTGAAAGAATTTCATAATACTCGAAACTGCTGGTAGTCTTAGGATACAGCAAACGACGGAGAACAGTTTTAAATTCTCCAAGTAGCTGATCATCCCATGACGTTTTGAAATGATCTTCCAACCTATACCGTTCACAGCGATTATTCATTTCTGTGAACTTTCTGAAGGCAGCTGCTTCACCAGAAGTTGACGCATTATCTACAAATTTCTTGTAGAATGCAGACGCTAATGATTTCGCAGCCACACTATCAGTGCTATCCCATGGGTCTACAGTGACCTTCTCTTTGCGGAGAAAGTCACAAATTTCAGACTTCGTGAGGTAGGGCGATAGGTCTTCGAGAAGGTGGGAGTAAAGAGCGTCAGACGAAACTGCCATGATGCTATCTCCAAAAATAGTGTCACATGAACGTGAGGCAGAAACATAGTACCTCCCGTCACGCTATCAGCATAACTGATAGCAACTCAACTACAGGATACCGGTGACAACAGTGTCTCCAATACCCGAAGAAGTCGAGCTTGCGACGCCAAATAGCAGCGAGAGAGCTGCTCTGATGTTTACTGAATCGGCAGAATCCGACCCAGCAGGGATATTCATAACTAGCTCCAAAAGAGCTGGTTGTGCACCCTGGCCCACAACGGGAATCACGCCCTTTCGGACGCGAAGCACGTATTTGTTTCGTGGAACAGCAGAGAGAGTTGCACCGCTAGCGACGATTGGCGCACTCTTAAATTGAGCAGGCCTTTCCATCGTAACAGTAAACGGATCAGACGCGGAATGCGTCCGAACGTTCGTCTGTGTCCCCCCAAGAGCTGTGACGGCGTATTGCCGACCAAGAGCACTTGGAGCGACGTCAGCGGACAGTGTGTAGGTCGGGCTTGTCAAACCCGTTTGCGCACCGCCGGTGACAGGGGATGAGGGAGAGAAACTCATGATGAACTCCTAAATCAAGGAAGATGGTTGAAAAGGTTACCAGACTAAAGCACACGCAATGTTGCAAGTGCTCCAATGTTCAAAAACTTCGACCAATTACCCGGAATCTTAAATGCCAGACTAGGCAATCCAAGAACCGGGACAGATCTGGAGAAGCTCTTGCTTTGTCTGATGTACGTGCTCGGGGCCACATTATAACTAACCACAGGATTGCCAAAGGCAGTGCCTGGAGCTCTCGGCTGAATACTATAGGTCTCTACATCTTCAGAGAAGGTAGTAGAAGAATACCATAATAAATCAGCTTGGTTAAAAGAGGCGGCCTCTAGAATTCCACCAATATTGGTGAAATAGTCGACCAAGAAACTGTAAGGAATTAACTCATAAACAGTCGGGACAAAGTCCCTCATGGTGAGACCAGCGGATTCAGATAACTGACCGCCGCTCCTTTGCTGCCTCAGAGATACCATGCCAACAATTTTACGACCTCCAATCCGTTTCGCACTGCGCAAAAGAAGCGCAGGGACGTACTGAGAATAAAGGTCGATATTAAGTTGATCACGGAATCCCCAATACTCGCGTTCAACGACAGCAGAAACATACTTAGACGGAAAGTCTTCGTTAATTCTGCGAAGGACGTTGGTAGCGTTACCAATATCAGAAATGAGAGGTAACATTCCAAAGGAATATTCAAGCCACTGATTTGCAACTAGCTTAGCTTTCTCACGAGGCGATAAACGCCTCGCGTTACGACGACAGCTAGATACATAATCGGCAAGAAGCTTCCTCAAAGCGGCCGCAGGGTTCTTGATCAAATGGAGAGTCTCTCGAAGCTCACCAGCAAAGACACCAGTAGAAAACTGGCGTTGAGTTGCTTTACACTTCTTAAGAAATTCCAACAAAGCACTGTTCTGTATTTCGTCAAAGGGCAAGGTGCCGGAAAGAGCAACAACATTGCTAAAATAAATAGCTTCAGCTATTGACCCTTGAACCAGGCGACGAACGAGCTGTCCAGGTGCTTGATAGGAGTATTCTCCTGTCGAATATTCGGACTTTACGTTCACCTTGGTACCACTTGCAGCAGTAGTAGCATTGCCTCTAGCCGCAATCACGCTCCTATAACCGGGTTGTTTAAACCCGCTGAATTGATTAGTCACGGTATCTGAATAGTTTGTTCGACTAGTCAGGCCGAGACTTCCGCTATTTACAGAGGTATAAAGTGCCTTGTAAAAAGTTCTCTTCAGAGGATAGGATTG